GCCGTTGCGCTATGGGGATGGTGGCCGCCGTTCGTGGCTCGCTCTATGAGACGATAGATGCGCTTCGATAAGGGTCCGCCCCGCGCGGTGCCGCCGGGCGTCAGGATGCCGTTCTCCGGGCACTATCCGCTGAGCGCGGCAAACCGGATGGCGTTCTGCGCGCTGTGCGGCAAGCGCGACCCGACGGTGTCGTATTGGAAGAGCAACAGCAAACCGACCTGCGCGAGATGCCGCGAGCCGAAGGGTGTGGCGTGATGGTGGCGATTGCGCTATTGCTCACGTTCCTGCCGATTATAGTCATCACTTTCCTGTTGGACATGCGGGACTTGCGGGACAATCGGCATCGCAAGATCGCGGCTGCTTCAGTCGAATACGACTGTTTTCGGCGACCTTGACCGCGCACGCCGAGCCGGCTATCAGCGCCTCATGCCGGGCGCAACCTAAGCCCGGCGCAGCAGCTCCAGGTACGCCACGGCATATTGCGGCACCGGAGCGAGCCCGCGCGCCCATCGGTTGACGGTCGTGACGGCGACCCCGAGCGTGGACGCGAGAGAGCGCTGAGTGAGCCCCAGCGCTTTCAATGCCTCGCGGAATTCGATGGGCGTCATGTCGTTGGGTTAGAGGGGCATTGCCTCTGGGGCAGGGACACGCTCAGCTTGGCGCAGCATGAGTAGTTGACGCTGCGTATTTTTCAAATGCGCCATGTAGAAACTAACGCGGGAATGTTCTGATTTCGACCACTGACGATAGCAGATAGCCTTGTAGAGCAGTGTTGTCCTTGCGGCCAAATAAGTTGACTGACTTACTCTCTGGTCGATCATGGCTCACTCACTCCTCACCCTTGTACGATCCGCCGCGCGGCTTTGATGCGCAGCTTGTCGAGTGCTTCGAAGGCGCGTGAGGGTTCCGGTGCGGCTTTCCATGCTGCGGTCAGCGCGGAGAAAGCCTTGGTTACATCATCGACGGAGTGCCGAGACGGCGCACGGGCAATCGCCTTCGCTTCATCCAATGTCATTTTTCGTCTCTCCACTCGCGTTTCGCCGAGTCTGCTTGTGATTTCCATGTCTCGCGGAATTCAATAGGTGTCATCCGCGTGCGACAGTCACGGCTCGGTCCACTCGGTCACGCTCAACACACGAAGGGCGCGGGCCACGTCAATTACGCGACATTCGCAAGCGCTTCGCGCGTCACCTGCGAGGGGCATCAGGGCGGCTATTTTTCGCACGATTTCTGGAGTGCTAAGCCACCGCGATAGCGCGGCCAACTGCTCCGGCTCAAGCTGGAAAGAGGCCATTACGCTGCCCTCATAAGGCGGCGCGCAACCCTGGCTGCTTCCTTAGTCAGCTGGGCTCGGCTATCGAACGCGACCAGGCCGCCGCCAACATACTTGGTGAGTCGGACCCAGGTTGTGCCACCATCGACACTGATCCGACCGAGCCATCCCTCGTATGCGTTTTTCGGCGCTGTCATACGAATTTTGTACGTCATCAATTTCTCCCTTTGCACAACACCAACATAGGCGTGGCGCCTATCCCTGTCAATCACAAAATGAGCGTGACGCGTATTTTATTGGATGCTTGACCGGGCACGGCGAATTGGCTACCAGCGTCGGACTGGGCAGCGGACGATACCGCCTGTAGACGCCGGCCTCTGCGACCCCGCTCACCCCAGCCCGATACCGCGGAGCGACGACGCTCGAAGGTCGGAACCCAGCAGCGACACAACGCTGCGGCAACCCGCCAAGCTCCACGGGAAGGGGGTAAGGGGGATGGGCCTTCTATCGACTCGCGCCAGCGCAGCTAACGCCACGCCCTTGCGTGGCATGCCCGTGTCAGCGTATCTGTCAGCCTTCGATCCCAAGCTCTGCGCCGCTTACATGGTCGCGTCAGCAGAGCGCCACTGGCCTGTCAGAACGCACAGCGCTTGTTTTGTCGCGTCGTTAGTGGCATCTAAGGCGCCGTCAATAGGCTGTGTTTACAGGCGAGCCAGTGCCGATTCTCCGCAATGCCAAACACGAGCGCTTCTGCCATGCCGTCGTCGATGGTCAAGCTACTACAAAGGCATACGAATTCGCTGGCTTCAAACCCGATCGCGGCAATGCGTCAACGTTACGGAGCAAGGACAGCATAGTACGACGCATAGGTGAGTTGTTTGAGGAAAGGCAACGTGAGCGTGATCGTGAGATCAAAAAGGCTACAGAAAAAGCCGCTTTTGATCGTGCGGACGTAATTAAGCGCTTAATTCACTTATCGGTAGTTGCCGAAAAGGACGAGCAACACGGCCCCGCAGTGCGAGCAATGGAATTGCTCGGCAAGGAACTCGGGATGTTCATCGACCGTCAGTTGCGCAAGGATACCGACGACATCTTTGAGACGATGGATGACGCGGAGCTGCGGCGGTTGGCGTTGGAGAGGGCGCGTCAGTTGTCGAGCGACGACAGCGAATCGGATGCGACGCGGCACTGAGGTCGACACACTATATATAGTGTCGGACGCTCCGCAACTGTCCGAAACGGCGATACAACCGAGCGCTCGACAAGAATTGCCAATGATATCAATGGGTGATGATGGCGCGTAAGGTCCATTATGGAAAATCGCACTGCACAACGAACGGAAGCGGTACGCCAGCACAGGTTGTGCGGGGTCGATTCGGCCGGGGACCCGGATGCCAGAGAGACGGTGGGGGCCGGCCAGAGCGACGGGACTCCTTGAGGCTGGCGCGAACTCCCTCCGCATCCGCGCTGATTTCGTACAAAATTTTTTGGGCGATAAATCCCGAAGAAACCGACAGTCTCGTGATCTTCGCGCAACTTGGCGGCGATGAGCGCTGATCTCTCGACATTGGGCCGAGCTGGCTTGCTGGCGTTTCTGCGGGCTGACGCGGCATTGCGGCGGCGGCAGGAGAAGCGGGCGGCCGAGGAGAGCCTGTACGAGTTCGTGGCGCTGATGTGGCACGCGGTTGAGCCGGAGACGCCGTTTGTGGGCGGGTGGGTCTTGGAGGCGGAATGCCGGCATTTGGAGGCGGTGACTGACGGCGAGGTGACGCGGCTGCTGATGAATGTGCCGCCGGGGAGCACCAAGAGCCTGCTGACGAGCGTGTTTTGGCCGGCGTGGGAATGGGGGCCGCGCCGGCGACCGCACCTGCGGTATCTGTGCTGTGCGTATGCCGGGCACTTGACCTTGCGGGACAACCGGCGGTTCAAGTCGGTAATCGAGGACGAGGTTTACCAGCGGTATTGGGGCGACGTGTTCCGGCCGCGAGCCGACATGTACTCGACTGTTCAGGTCGGGAACGACAAGACGGGATGGAAGCTGGCCTCGTCGGTTGGGGGTGTGGGGACCGGGGAGCGGGCTGACCGGGTGATCATCGACGACCCGAACAACCCGCTGGAGGTCGAGTCGGAATTGATCATGAAGTCGACGACGACGTGGTTTCGCGAGGTCATGCCGGATCGGTTGAACGATCTCCAGCGGTCGGCGATCGTGGTCATTCAGCAGCGCACGCACGACATGGATGTATCTGGGACGATCCTCGAGCTGGGGTTGCCGTACTGCCATCTGTCGATCCCGATGCGGTTCGACGTGCAGCGCCGGATATTGGCGACGGATGTCGGATGGGTCGACCCGCGAGCACTGGACGGGGATGGGGAAATCCTGCCGGGGCTGGCGGACGACGGCACGGTTATGCAGGGCTCGCCGCTGGCCGAGCGGGATGGGCTGCTGGCATGGCCCGAACGTTTTACCGAGGACGCGCTGCGAGAGTTGGAGGAAGCCAAGGGTTCCTACGCTTGGTCATCACAATACCAGATGCTTCCGGTGCCGCGCGGCCAGGGGATCATCCCGGAGCACTATTGGCAATTGTGGGCGCGTGAGGAGTTTCCCGAGTACGGGACGTGCGTGGCGTCGCTCGACACGGCGTATGAGGAGCATGCCGAAGCAGATTACAATGCGCTGACGGTGTGGGCGGCGTTTGAAGACCCGGAGAGCGGGCGGCCGAAGCTGATGCTGCGGGATGCGTGGCAGGTGCGGTGCAAGCTTGCCGAGCTGGTCAAGCGCGTGATCGCGAGCTGCCGGGAGCACAAGGTCGACCGGCTATTGATCGAGAAAAAGACGCGCGGGACCGATGTGCGGGACGAGATCGAGCGCTTGACGCGCGGACGCGAGTTCGGCATTGAGTTGATTCTGCCGTCCGGCGACAAGGTATCGCGACTGAACGCGTGCCAGGCGATTTTCGAGAACAAGGTCATCTATGCGCCGGACAAGGAATGGGCGGATATGGTGATCCGGCAGGTGGCGGCATTCCCCTACGGGCGGCACGACGACTTGGTGGACACCTGCTCGATGGCCCTGATCTACCTGCGGGCGCACGGCGTTGCAGTGCGACGCGAGGAGCACGACATGATGGTGACGGAGCGGCGCCGGTATCAGAAGCCATTGGCGGCGATTTACGATGTCTGAGCGTGATCTAGAGCGTGATCTAGAGCTTCCCCATAATACACAGTTAGTGGAACGGGTACAAAAGGACATAGACGAAACTGATGAGAGGGGTCGCGCAGAATGGTTGCGGCAGGCGTCGGCCGCGACCAGAGATTTTACTGTCGCCGAGGCAATAACATTCATTGCGTTGAAAGAAAAGATATCGGCTAGAGTGGCGCTTCGTATTATTTTAGAGAAAATTATCTATCCAGAGGAGGCGCGTTACGATGCCTGACCACGAGTGGCATTATGAGACCTACGGTGTTGCGATTCGGATCACCGATAGTGGTCAAAAGTCACTCTCGCAAGGCGGTCGCGGCTCATTGGCGCTAATGGAATACCAAATCAGGCGCACTCAGGAAAAGCGCCGGCGGCAGATGGAGCGGGATATGGCGCGATGCTTGTTCGCTGGGTATAACCCGAGATATGTCGATGTCTGAGCGCCGCTACATCACGATCGGGACGCAATTGGTCGACGACCCTTACAGCGCCACCACGGCGACCGAAGTCCTGATGCCCGAGGATGACCGTCCGCAGCCGACGGGGCTGTTCGATGCGCTGGGACGGCAACTCTACCGGGTGCGCGACACAGTGCCGATCGGGTTTCACGGAAGGGCTAAGGCATGAGCCGCAACGGCACGCCGCCGGATATCCCGGAACTGGAGATTGCGGGGCATATCGCCGAACGTCTCCGGCCGGGAACGCCCGGTGGCGCACAACCGTCGTGCGAGGCCTGCGATTTCATGCGCCGCGAGGGCAATGCGATGCGGTGCTACTATGAGCCCCCGACGCCGATGTTGATCGCGACCGTCCCGAGCAAGATCGCGGGCGGCCCTCCGCAGCTCGTCATCGCCGGCCTGTCGCCGGAAGTCCATGCGGCGCGGTTCTGCCGGCATCATCCGATGCTGGAGGGGCGGGCGCTCGGGCCATTGGGGGCAGCCCCAATGTCGCCCGGCTACGGTGCGGAATCGCCGAATTGAACTACGCCGACAACCTGATGTTTTTGATGCAGTACACGGGCGACAGCGGGTACGCGGCGAATACCGACTGGCTCGCCCAGATACCAGCCTTCATCTTTTCGGCCGAAAACCGCATCCTGCGCGACCTCGACCTGTTGGCGGCGCGCGTGACCGATTCGTCGGCGCAGATGACGCCGAACAGCCGCATCTTCTTCCTGCCGACGATGATCGGGACGTTCCAGGTCGTCGAGACGATCGCCCTGATCGACCAGAACGGCTACCATCACGCGCCGTTGTTGCCGGTGTCGAAAGAATTGCTGGACGCGATGTATCCGAACGAGGGCGCGGTCGGCGACCCCAGCATTCCGCGCTACTGGGCGCCTTATACCGACACGGCGGTCCTCGTCGGGCCGGCCCCGGGCTTCGACTTTTTCGTCCAAGTCTACGGCGTGCAGCGCCCGGCGCCGCTGAGCGCGTCCAATCCCGACACCTTCATCTCGGTCAACCTGCCGGACTTGATGCTTGCTGCCGAGATGATCGATTCGTCGGCATGGTGCAAGAATTTCGGCGCGATGTCCGACAACCCTGCTCAGGCGCGCGACTGGAACCAGGAATACGAACGCCTGAAAGGCATAGCCAATGTTTGGGAGCTTCGGCGCAAGGTTCAGTCGAGCGGATGGTCTACCCGGATGCCGAACCCGGTAGCGAGGCCAGTTCCGGCTCGACCGGCTGCGGCTTGACAAATCTGCAGTTTCGTTTGAGGGCATAACTCCCCGCCGTTGGTACCCGAGGGAGAAGCGCGCGTGAGCCGCAAGGGGACAGGAACACCGATCGGCTCCGCGCGCTGTTCGCCGTGCCGTTAGTCTCGATCAAGCTGAAACCCGGCATAAATTCCGTTCAGACGCCCACGCTCAATGAATCGGGCTGGGTCAGCGGCTCGAATATCCGGTTCTTTCAGGGCTTGATGCAGAAGGATGCGGGGTTCGTCGACCTGTTCACCAGCACGGCCGGCATCATCAAGGCCCTAAAGGCATGGACGGCGCTGTCGGGGCAGTCATACCTTGGTGTCGGCGCGCAGAACGCCCTTCAACTTTGGAACGGTTCCACTTTAACCGACATCACGCCGTCGTCGGGATGGGCGATGCCGGCGGCAATCGTCACGCTCGACAACTGGGGCGAGTTCCTGATGGCTTGCGCGCAAGCCGGTCAGATTTTTGTCTGGCAACCCGAGCTTGGGGGTCCGGCGCTCCCGATCGGCGGCGAGGCGCCCGCGCAGGTCGGTTTCATCTTTGTTGCGACACAGGAACAGCAGCTGGTTGCCTGCGGCAGCACGAACGAGACGACCTTCACTTACGACCCGATGCTCAACAGCTGGTCGGATGTCGGAGACTACACGACTTGGACGGCGGCGGCGGACAACGAGGCCGGGACTTTCCGGCTGGCGATTGGATCGGCCCAGCGTGCTGGCCTCGCGATGGTCGGGCAGAACCTGCTCTGGACCGATACGGCCCTCTATTCGATGTCCTACATCCAGCCTCCGCTGGTTTACGGCTTTGTGCCGCTGGGAGTGAACTGCGGAGCCGACGGCCCCCATGCGGTCGGCATTCTGGCCGGTCAGATTGCCTGGAAAGGGCCAAACCAGTTCTTCACCCTTGGCCCCGCCGGCCCCCAACAGATCGAATGCCCGGTCTGGGATCAGGTGTTCCCGAACCAAGACCCGGAGAACCTGATCAACACGACCTGCCAGACCGACAGCTACTACGGTGAAATCGGCTGGATGGTATTGCAGCTTTCGGGCGAGTACGTCTTTGCGCGGGTCAATCTCGCGACCGGCGCCTGGACGGTGGATGTCTATCACCCGCACACGGCCTGGATCGACCAGAGTGTGTTCGGGGCGCCGATCGGCGGTCATTCGACGGGATTAGTCGATCAACACGATATCGGTTATGACGCCAATGGTGCGCCAGCCGCGTGGAACGCTATGACCGGCGTTATGATGCTCTCGGAAGGCACGCAGGTCATATTCGTGCAGGATTTTCTTCCCGATATTGCTGCCCAAGGAACCGCTCCGACGATCCAATGGACATTCTTTTTTTATGATTACCCGAATTCGCCGCCGCGCTCTCACGGGCCGTTCGTAACCACACAATCGACGCCCGTCATCCATCCACGCGGACGCGGGAGGGGATTTCAAATCCAGATAGCCGGCAATGACGTGGGCACATTTGCGCGCCTTGGAAATTGCCGCTATCGCGGCAGCCCGGATGGGGGCAGATGATGGCTTACGCACTACTGAAAATTTTCGGGGATGAGAAAGGCATCAGGGCAGCCTATGACGCCAATCCATCGGTAATCAAGAGATGCATAGAAGAAGAAATAGCTGCCCATGCACCACTGCTGCCGCGCGACTATGTCTCGCGCGAATATATGATGATGTTGCGGCGCGTGCTTGGTATTCACGGAGAAAACCTTCATCAGCAGCATGAGAAGCAAATGCGGGACGCATTGGCGAGGGCGGGCATTACGAAAGAAACGGTCCTGGCCAATATCCAGACCGAGCTGGCGAAGAAGTCCTGATGTCTGGGGCTCCTGGAGGCGGTGGGCTCGGGGGAGGGGGGCTGTTCTCCGGGCTGGTCACACAACTCAATCTGATTGCCCAGAATCTCGGGCGCCTCGTCACGCAGACGGCGCTTGCGGTCGTAATCCCGGTCCCGCAGGGCGGCACGGGCGCCACCACGCCAAGCCAGGCGCGCACCAATCTCGAAATTACGACGCCGGGCACGCCCAATCACCTGGCGGCCTTCGCGACCGCGAACTCGTTTCAGGACGGCGGTCTTGGCGGTTCCTACCAGCTCGGCGCGCTGCTTGGGGCAAATTTCAACGTGACGATCGATCAGGCAATCCTAGTCGCGTTGCCTCCGGGAGCCTCCGCTTATGTCATCGAGGCCGTCGTGGCGTCACATGCCAGCGTGTCGCTGACGACTGCGGTTGGGGGCATCTACCTTGGCCCGAGCAAGACCGGGCTCCAGGTGGTCGCGGCAAGCCAAGCCTATTCGGGGTTGACCGGGACAGCGATTAACACGGCAGGGAGCGCATTGCCCCTGACGGTTTACCAAGGGGCTTTTTTGAATGTCGGCACAGCGTATTTTTCATTGACAACGCCGCAGGGTGTTGCCGCCACGGCTGACCTGCGCGTATATGGCAGGGCATTGTTCTAGGAGACAGTCGATTCCGCTCGCGCCAGGACACAGCCGGGGTATCGTGAGCCGGAATATTTCCGAGATGGTTCACAGTGGTCATCCGCAGGCTCAGGCGGTCGCTGCAGCATTGTCCAATGCGCGCCGCCATCCTCATGCGACAGGCGGCATCGTCGGTTATCAGGGCGGCGGCGGCATGCCGATCGAGCCCAGCAACACAAACCAGAACCCGATTTCGCAGGGCGTCATCCAGCAGATATCCCAGTTGCCGACCGAGAAATTGCAGGAGCTGGCGTCCTCCGGCATCGCCGGCCCGCAGACCGCGATCATCCAGCGTGTCCTTCAGGCGCGCCACATGCAGCCGCCAATGCCCGCGATGCCGGCCGCTCAGTCGCAGCAGCCTCAGCCCGCAGCCCCCCCTGCAATGCAGGAGGGTGGCGATGTCGACTGGATGGAGGACGCGAAGCTCGCGCGCAATGTTCCACGTGGAACATCCGGTTTCATCCACTCGCCAGTCCCCGGCCGTACCGACCTGATCAATGCGCAGCCGCTGGTGGGGAGCTATGTCGTCCCGGCCGATGTCGTCTCGGGTATCGGCGAGGGCAATTCGCTGGCCGGCGCCGCTCTGTTGCAGCGCGCGATGTCTGTCGGGCCTTACGGAGTGCCGCTGCCGCCGCATCGCGGGGGCGGGGTCGGCATCCCTCGGCCTCCCGCGCGCTTTACCGAGCCTCTGATGGGTCCGGCAGCGGCGCGCGGAGGACGCACCAAGGAACGCGAGGGCGACCCGACGCCGATCCTCGCGGCCGGCGGCGAGTACATCGTGGCCCCGCATGTCGTGCGCGCGTGGGGAGGTGGCAATTTGAAAAAGGGCCATGACGTTCTTGACCATTGGGTTGTGAAGAAGCGCAAGGAAATAGCTAAAAAGATGTTGTCATTGCCGCCGCCGAAAAAGAAATGACAGTTCCGTCGTCCGATCCTTTGTGGAAAGAAATGCGCGCTGGCATTCGGTCGATTTGGGCGCACAACCCAACCCGCATGCGTGCAGAATTGGGATATTTGGAGAACGCTCGTCAGCTCAGTCTAATAGACGAGAAAACAAAGGCACGGGGGTCGCTCTGGAAACAATTTCTACGTAATTGTCTGCCATGAGCGCCATTCGCAGCATCTTCGAGCGCGCCGCCGAGGCGAAGCCAGTCACTGGCCCGACCTCGCGTCCCGATGGCGTGCGGATTGCCGTCAAGGCTGACGAGAGGGCGCTCTTCGATTTGCTGATGACCCGCGCGGCCGAGGAAAATTCGATGGCCCCGGTCAACGAATTCAAGGTGCTCAATGGCATTCAGGTCGCCACGGAGCGCAAGGGCGGCGTAATCGGCATTATCGACACGGCCGAGGGCGAGGTTGCCGCATCGGTGTGCCTAGTCATGGCGCAGCTGTGGTACACCGAATCCTGGCACTACGAAGACCTTTGGTGCTACGTGCATCCCGACCGCCGCAAGGGAGCCAACAATTACGCACAGCGGCTCATCCAGTTCGCGAAGTGGTTCGGCGAGCAAGCCGGCTGCCCCGTGCTTCTGGGAGTCGCGTCCAATACCCGGACGTTGGGCAAGATCAGACTCTACTCTCGCAATATCCCGCTGATCGGGGCCGCATTCTTGTGGCGAGGGGCAAATGGGTAAAGGGAGCGGCGGGGGCAGCACCAATACGGTTGTACAGAATTCCCAGCCGCCGCAGCAATTCCTCAACGCATACCAAAATGCCGTCACGCAGGCGCAGGGCGTCGCATCGACCCCGTACCAGCCGTATGGGGGCCAAATCGTAGCGCCGCTGACAGGCTCCCAGCAGGCCGCAATCGCGAACGCCCCGTCCAGCTCGGGCGATTGGTCGCCTTACGCGGGACAAGCGCAATCTTATCTCGGCCAAGCGACCGGCACAGACTTTGGCGGCACTTTCGCGCCATACGCAAGCAACGCAATGGACAGCGTGTCCGCTGCGGCGACACCGTTTTATGACACGGTCAACAATTACCTCAGTCCATATGTCGGCGATGTCGTCAATTCCACCGAGCAACAGTTCAACAACCAGAATGCCATTCAGCAATCGCAGGTGCAGGGCAACGCCGTGTCTCAGGGTGCATGGGGCGGCGACCGATCGGCTGTAGCGCAGGGCATTGTCGCGGGCCAACAACAGGCGAACGAGGCCCCCGTTATTGCCGGGTTGTACAATTCCGGTTATGGGCAGGCAATGAGCGCTGATGAGGCGCAGGGGCAGCTCAATTTGGGAGCGGCGCAGACGACGGGCCAGATTGGCTCGCAGATGACAAATGCGCAGGAAGCCAATGCCTGGTTGGCAAGCAACGCCGCTTCGCAGGAAGGCCAGCTCGGGCTGGAAAACTTCAACGTCGACCAGGGCACCCTCAATCAGGAGATGCAGTTCGGCAGCCTGGCCCAGGCGCAAAATCAAGCAGAACTCAATGTTCCTTACGAGCAATATCAAGCCAGTCAGGCGTACCCGTTCCAGACGGCGGGGTGGCTCGCCAACATCGAGGAGGGGATAGGGTCGGGGGCTGGCGGAACGTCGCAGACAACGAGTCCGGGCGCTTCGCCGGTCAGCCAGGCGCTCGGCTTGGGCGTTGGCGGCCTCGGTATCCTCGGCGCCACAGGTGCGTTCGGGTCGTCGGGCTATCTGACTGGCGCGGGGGGACTTCTCAGTAGTCTTGGCAGCGGCGCGGACATAGCGGGGTTGGGGGCGGACTCCGCCATTGACGCAACCGGCGTCTCGTCGGCCGCCGACATAGCGTCGGGGTTGCCGCTGCTTTTCAGGCGGGGCGGCGTCGTGCCTCGCCGAGACAATGGCGGCTCGATAGCCGATTCCGGGACAGCGGCGCTCTTGAATGCAATCAGTGCCACCGGGAAGGCCGATGTCGATGCGCTGCTTCGGGGCGGGATCGTGCGTCGGCAGGGCGGCGGCGATGTGCCGACTCAGATTGGCGCGATGCCGTATCAGCAGATGCCGCAGTCGTCCGACGTGCCGAATGTCGGCATCTCGATCGTGCCGCAACTGCCGCAGATGCGCGGCGGGACCGGGCCTCCGCGACCGCCGCAAGCGGCCCCGAACACGTCGAACCTGACGCCGCAGGGCATCATGGGGATGCTCCAACAGTCGGGCGGCTTTGGACAGAACGGGTGGCTTGGGCAATTGTCGTCCGGCATCCAGGGGTCGCGCCGTGGCGGAGGGGTCGCGCCGCCGCGCTACCAGGATGGCGGCGACCTTGTATCCGGGCTGCCGCCGCCCGATCAGCCGACCTATCTCGGAATCTCACCGGACATGCGTTCCGGCAGCGGCCCTCCGGCCCTGGCAGCGGCACCCGCGCCTTCGGTTCCCGCGTCGGGTCAAAGCGGTGCGGCACCGTCGATACCGGCAGCAGCCCCGCTTGCCGATGTCATCAGCGGCGGCGGTTTGGGACCGTTGGTCAACCAGGTCATCCGCAACGAGGGCGGCTCGCCCAAAGGTGTTGCCAATAATCCCGGCAACATCAAGTTCGCCGGCCTTCCCGGTCAGGTGGACAGCGGCGTGCGCGCGACGGATGGTGGCACGTTCGCGTCTTATGCGTCTCCCGAGGACGGCCGCAATGCGGTCGCGCAACTGGCGGTCAACGCCGCGCGAGGCGCCTCGCCGTCCTACGGAAAGAGCCCGACCGTCGCCTCTTTCATGGATACTTACGAGGGCCACCAGGAAGGCGCCCGTGCATCGCAGACGGGACACTCCGTTGGAGAGCGACCGAGCAACGGCCCGTTGGGAACGGCGCCCCCAGGAGCGCCCCCGCTTGAAGCGCCAGTTACCAGCGAGCCGGGCGCGGGCGTCGTTCCGTCTTCGATGCCGTCCGGGGGCATTTCCGGCCAGCCAGCCGGCATGTACTCGCCGGGCGTCAACCCGTGGCTGGCGCTCGCGGCGGCGGGGTTCGCGACGGCTGCCGGCCGCTCCCCGCAGGCGTTGCAGAATATCGGCGCCGGGATGCTGACCGGGGTGCAGACGCTCGAAAGCGAGCGTGCGGCCCTCCCCGACCAGCAATTAAAGCTGGCACAAGGCCAGATGGCGAATCTCCAGGTCCAGAACGCGCAGGCAATGCGGGCCTATTTCAACGGTCAGCATGCCGACCCGTCGCCGGTCGCCGACCAGCTTGACCGCAACATCGACGCGGCCCGCACAGGTATCGCGAAGTCCGGCGAGACGCAGGCCGTCTCGACGCCGACAGGTGCGATGGCGCCTCTTGCCGGCACGACGCAAGGGACGCCGTTGTCGACCGACGAACAGGCAATGTCCGGTCAAGTGCAAAGCCAGATCGCCAATATCGACCGGATCATCGCCCAGCAGTCCGATTTGGCACGGTTTGCGTCGACGCCTGAGCAGATGAGCTCGATGCAGGCGAATTTGGCAAATCTGGCAATCCGGCGCTCGGAACTGTTGAAGGAAGACCCGGCCTATCTAAGGGCCGCCTCTCAAGCCGAGGGCGAAGGAAAGGTCGGGCCGGCGATCCAGCAGGCTGCCGGCGAGGCCGCCGCCAAGCTGCCGTACACGGTCACAACCGCGCGGCCGGGCAGCTATATTCTTCAGGGCGGTCAGCCGGTGGCCGCTACGCCGCTTCAGCGGCCGGCGATCGACCCGGCGACCGGCAATGAGTATCCGCGTTTCGTGACGCCGCCGTTGCCGGGACAGGTCGCTCCGACAGCGACAGGCGCGACAGGCGCGTCTCCTCCTCCGGCTGGCGCGCAGGGTGTCCCTCCCAATGGTTCGGCGGCGGCCGGCATTGCGCCGGGTGAGGTTCCGAGCAAGCTGGGTGTCGGACCCGAGACGGCGCTTCGTGAGCGCGCCGAGGCGGAACAGAAGGACCGCCAGGAGACGATCGAAGGCGGCGAGTCTGCGCAGACGCAACAGGCCATCCTGTCCAGGCTGAAGGACGATGCGCCGCAGTTCACTCAGGGGCCGTTCGCCGGCTACACGCAGACCGCCAACACCTATCTGCGTGCGCTGTTCGGCACGCAGGCCCCGCAGGTCGCTTCCTACGAGGATTTTGTCAAGAATGCGGGCTCGCTGACCCGCGCGGCCGTGCGGGAAACGTCATCGCGCGCGGCGGTTCAGGAATTTCGGCTGATCGATGCGACCTTGCCGAGCCCCGAGATGTCGCCGCAAGGACTGCAACAGGTCATCAACGAGTATCAGGGCCTGAACGACTTTAAGCTCGCCAAGGTGCAGGCTCAGCAGCAATGGGAGCAGCAGCACGGCGGGATCGGGAACGTTCAGGGTTTCGAGACAGACTGGCAGGCGAAAGTCTCGCCCTATGCCTTCGTGTTCAATCGGATGGACCCGGCCGAGCAAACCGGGCTTGTCAGCCGGTTGAGCGCAACGCCTGACGGTCGTGCCGAGCTAAGCCATCTTGCTCAGCAGCTTCAATACGCCAAAAGCGCCGGGTTGGAGCCCTATATTCAGTGAGTTTTGACGACGCGCTCGCCGCGATCAACGCGGGGCTTGTTCAGCCGCCGCCTAATAGCGGCAGTCCCGCGCCTGCACCGCCGCAAGGCAGCATCGACCGCTCGCTGAGCATCTTGCAGGGCGCTTCCGCGCCGCCATCCCAGAATCCCCCGCCAGCTGCCTCCAATGCGCCTTCCTCGCCGCCGCAACGGCCGATTGGTGCTGCCGCGAGCATGGGCGAGGGAGTGATGGACACGCTCGCCGCCGGCGTGCAGGGAACCTCGCCCGTCGTCGGGACGGCAACCGGGCAGGCGAACTACCAGCCGGCATCCGATCAGGATCAGTGGACCTTTCGCGAAACCGGGCAGGTGCCGAACCAACAGACGCAGGTGGCGCTCCGCAACCCCGCGACCGGCCAGTATCAGGTCTACCAGCGCAATCCCGCGATGGCGGAAGGTGCGGCACCGGCAGTCGGGCGCATGCTTGCTCTTGGTGTTCCCGAGGGCGGCATTCCGAACGTCGCGGATCAAACGCTGTCACGCACTCAGGCGCTGCTGCAGGATTTCCAACGCTCGGGGGTGGCGCCGAATATCCCGACGATCGCGCAGGGTCCGGCCTCCGGCTATGCGGCGTCGATCATGAGCAAGCTGCCGGGCTTTGCCGGACCGATCGTGCGCGGCACGCAAAACATGGCGGCGCAGACCGGCAATGCCGCCGAGCGCATCGCCTCCGGCATGGGGCAGGCCACCAACCCGGAAGAGGCCGGCGAGGCGGCACAGCAAGGCATCGCGAGTTTCGCGAAAGCTCCGGCCCCCGCAGGGATGACGGCAGGCGACATTATCGCATCGCCGACCCGCGCCTCCAGTTTTGCCGCCAAGTCGGGCGCGCTCTACGACCGCTTTTGGTCGCAGATGGACCCAAACGCGCAAGTGCCGCTGACGAACACGCTCGACGCCCTAAAGGGGCCGATGAACCGCTTCCCGACCGCGCCGGCGCTTGGTGCGGCGATCACCAACCCAAAGCTCAACCAGTATTACCAAATCCTGCAAAACGGCGGGACACTGACGGTTCCTGAGCTTCAGGAGTTCCGGTCTTTCGTCGGGCGCTCGCTCAGCGACCCAACGCTCGTCAACGACATCCCCCGCGCCGACCTGTCGCGCGTCTATGCTGGGATGTCGCAGGACTTGGGAAATGCCGCGCAGGCACAAGGGCCGTCTGCCGCCCGCGCCTTTCAGGCGGCAAACAACTACTACAAGACAGGGCAGCAGCGCATCGACCAGATCGAGCCGCTGCTGTCGGGCTCGCCCGAGCAGACCTTTGCGAAGATCAACCGCGCTGCGGGCCAAGGGGCGTCGGCAAATGCCGGGCTTCTCACCTCGCTACAGCGGTCGATGCCGCCTGACGACTGGGGAAATGTCGGAGCCGCCGTGATGCGCCGGATGGGCGAGCCCACGCCCGGCGCCAAGGATGTCGTTCACGGCAGCGACTTTTCGCCCGCGAGCTTCGTCACGAATTGGAACAAGCTGTCCGACAGCGCGAAGGACACGCTCTTCGGAGCGGAAGGAACGGCGCAGCGCGACAACATCGAGGCGCTGACGCGTGTGGCCGGGGCGCAGAAGAACGCGACCCGATTTGCCAACCTGTCCGGCACGGCTCACATGGGAGCGGTCGGAGCGGAAGCCGGGATAGGTTCCTCTCTCATGTTCGAGCACGGCGAGGAGCTTCTTCACCATCCGATCGCAACAGTGATGGCGCTCGCTGGGGGTTACGCCGCTCCCCGGATGCTGATGAGTCCAGCGGCTGCTCAGTGGCTTTATCGGCTTCCTTCGGTGATAAATTCTGGGAACACGCCCGCGCAAGGCGTACAGCGGGCACTTGGGGCGCTAGACACTATTGCGAGGACAGACCCGGCATTGGTTCCTGTCGCTGGGAATTTACGAACCGCACTTTCGCCTAACGGCCAGAATCAATGAGTCTGGCAACATGAGAAATGATGTTTACTGCCCACATTCCAAACAAAGCCATCAGTATTATGGGCCACGCCAGAATAAATGCAGCATATATCGTGTAGAGCGCCATGAATGCATGGAGAGCGATGTTTTGGAATGTTCCGAATATCAGGAGGTAGCCGAAGGCAGCGAGTCCGATGCCGATACCCCAATTTGCGATTTTAACGCGCACGACGCCTCCATATGGAACGGACCAGAGGTGGTGGCGACACGATTTGCAGTCAACGGGAACAAAACGCGGAAACTGTCTCGTTTGGCTTGCGTTCCCAGGAATCTGTTTTACTACCTAGGAATAGCGAGCCGGCCCGAGGGGTCAAAACTCCACCCTCAAAGGCCGGCTCTGGAGATCAGTCGTGGTAGCGGCCTGATTTCCTGTCGGGGATATACGCGATGATCCCGCGTCTCGCAAGCCTCGAATGCCCGATCGCTGCTCACGGTCGCCCATGCTCCCGTAAATTGAAGCGTGGTGGAGCAAGCGCTGGAGAGGGCGGGCACTTCACCCCGAGAGGGGGCTTCCGACCGCTGCATTTCCGACGCCAGCTAGGATTGCGGGCAACACTGCGACGATCCTCGCCTACGGCTTCCTGCGCCAAACGGCCAAACGGTCATAAAGCAGGGGTGAGCGGCTGGTCTCCGTTATCAGACAGCAGTGCTATACCCTCTAAGCTGGCTCCTCATCGTGAGGTGAGGATACGGAAGGCGGATTGTGTCTGAAGCAAAGGGACTCTCGCGGTTTCAGCCTGTCGTCGCGGATGGCGGCGTCGGCACGCCTCGCATTCCGACACAGACAAGCGCCGACCTGCTGACCCTGCGCCGTGTCGCCGATGAGGTCCGGCGGGTTGCCGACGACATCGAGCCGGCCGAGCCAGAGGGTGGCGAGGATGACGATTTCGACCAAAATCTTGCCGAGGACATGGATGCGACGGCGCATGCCAAACTGGCGAGCGAGTTGCTGCTGGGCATCGACGCGGACCTGAAGTCGCGCGAGCAGTGGGAGAAGATCACCGAGAAGGCGATCGAGTACCTTGGGCTGATTTTCGAGGGTGCGACCGGGCAGGTTTCACCGCAAGGCAGCATCGCGACCGTCTGGCATACCCTTATGCTGGAGTCGTCGATCCAATTCTGGGCGAATGCGCAGGCCGAGTTCCTGCCCGCCGAGGGGCCGGTCAAAATCCGCGACGATAAGCTGCCGGCAACACGCGGCGGCGTCGGAGACAATGGCGGCCCTTCGCTCGACGACAGCGAGGATCAGCCGTTTGCGTCGCGGGATGAGAAATCCGAGGCGCTGGAAACGCTCTTCAACCATTATCTGACGGTCGGCGACAAGCAGTACTACCGCGACTTCTCGCGGATGCTGTTTGCGCTCGGCCCGATCGGGACGCAATTCCGCAAGGTCTACTACAACCCGCTGCGCCGGATGCCGGTCAGCGAGTGGGTAAAAGCCGAAAACCTGATCGTCTCGAATGACGCGGTTCACCTCGCGACCGCTGGCCGCGTCACCGAGAAGATCATGGTCAGGCACGCCGACCTGCGGCGCATGCAGTGGCTTGGGCTATGGCTCAAGCAGCCGGTCGGGACTCCCGTCGATCGCCCGACCGGCATCGAGGAGATAATCGGGCAGGTCGAAGGCATTCAGCCCGGCCCGGAGCTGCCGGCGGACTTCCGGCACACTGTCTACGAATGCTACTGCGAGCTCAATCTCGCGAACGACGAGCATTTGGATGAGGACGGGGAGCCGACCGGCATTCCCCGACCCTATCGGGTGTCGATCGACAAGGACAGTCGGCGCATCCTCGAAATCCGCCGCAACTGGCGCAAGGAAGACGAGAATTTCGAAGCACGCCAGCGCTATGTGATGTTCGGGATGATCCCCGGATTCGGCTTCTATTACCTCGGCTACGTTCATGTGCTCGGCAACACTGAGCGCGCCCTGACGGCGATCGAGCGCGAGATGATCGATGCCGGGATGTTCGCGAGCTTTCCGGGGTTTCTGTGGAAAAAGGGGGCGCGCCCTGACACGACACAAACGCGTATTCCGCCGGGCGGTGCTCAGGAGGTCAACATCGGAATGGCGGACGACATTCGGAAGGTCGTCATGCCGGTTCCGTACAAGGACATCTCGCCGCAACTCATGGCATTAGCCGAGAAGCTGGAAAGCAACGGCCGCAAGCTCGGGTCGATCCTCGAGATGCCGGTCGGCGAGGGCATGGCGAATGTCCCGGTCGGCACGATCCTGTCGATGATCGAAGAAGGCACCAAGATCGTCGCGGCGGTTCACAAGGGGCTGCATTTCAGCCGCACCGAGGAATTGCAGCTTCTGAAAGAACTGATCGCCGAAGACCCATCGGTTCTGACGCGGGGCAATCCGACGCAGCGCGACCGGGTTATCGACCAGCAGGAATTCGACGATGCCAACCTAGTGCCGTCGAGCGACCCCAATACGCCGTCGCACATCCACCGGGTCATGCGGGCCACCGCCTATGCGCAACTCAAGCAGATTTTCCCCGAGATCAACTCGCCGCTGGCATTGGAACGTATTTTGCGGATTATCCGCGATCCCGACCCGATGCCGATGATCCTGCCGCAGCAGCCCGGAGCCGGGCAGCCTGCCCCGCAGGCCATTACCGCGCAGGCTCGCGTTCAGACGGCGCAGATTCAGGCGCAGTCCCGGCAACAGTCCGATCTTGTCGACGCGCAGACGAATGCGGCCGATCGCGCCAGCAAGGAGCGCATTGCCCAGATGGGCGAGATTACTGAGCGGATGAAGGACGCGACCGATGCGCAGACGGAAACAGCAAAGCTCAATGCCGATCGCCAGGATGCGCAACTTGACCGTGACCATGAAACGGGGCTAGAGAGACAGCGACAGGCACAACCCGGCATTGCGCCGCAGAGGGTTTTGTGATGGCCCATCCGCACGAGCATCTTCGCGCCGAAGAGCAAAAGCACGCCGAGCGCCACGTTCGCCGGGCTGGCTACAAGGCGGGAGGCCGCATCTCAGACGAGAAACAGGACCGCAAGCTCGTTGCCGAGGGCGTTCACAAGCACGAGCGCCATGACCACAAAGGCGAGCCATTGACGCCACTGCGCGGGGGCGGGTCGGTCAAGGGCCATGCGGGGCGCGCTCGCGCCGACAAGATGGCGCGTGGTGGCGAGGTGAAGAGCCGAGGGCCGGCCAAGATCAACATCGTCATTGCGACCGGCGGAGGCGAACCGGAGCGCCAGATGGCTTTCCGTCAGGGCACGCAGGTCGGGACGCGCCTTGGTGCTGCAGCAGCGCGGCCAATGCCGCCTGGCGCTGGTGCACCTCCGATGCCGCCGCGCCCGCCGATGGGGGGAATGCCTCCGGGCGGTGCTCTGCCGATGGGGGCGCCCCCGCCGGGTGCCGTGCCGCCGGGTGGCGGGATGATGCCGCCACCGCGCCCTGGGATGATGAAGCGCGGCGGTGCGGTTCTGACGGCTGGTGCCGGAGGCGGCGAAGGGCGACTCGAAAAGGCCGGCATGGAAGACAGAGTCAAAGTGCGCGGCCATACGCGGCGAAAGGCAGGCGGTCGTATCTGCGAATGATCCCGCTGCCGGAATTCGTGCATCTGCTGCGCAAGGGCATCGACGAGCGCATGGCGGAATTGGCCGCGCCGCTGGTCGAAGGGCAGGCTATAGACTTCGCCAGCTATAAACAGCAAGCGGGCGTCATCGTTGGGCTGCGTGAGGCGCGCCAGCAAATCGACGATCTAATCAAACGAGTAAATGAGGGACCACTTTAAATGTCGAAGGAATTATACGCAAATTCCGCGCTGCATCGGTTCGTCCGCTATAATGCGCGCAGCGAAATCATGAAAGCTGTCGGCGACATTTCCGGCATTGAGCTGTTCGGCACGCAGCTGCTGGTGGCCCCGTATGTGCGGTCGGGCATTCTGCTGTCGCCGACCCTCGGCATCCCGGAAAGCGAAGTCCTCTCCTGCGACGCTCTCGCCGAGCTTTACGAGTCCGGGCGGGGCTTCATGGCGCAGAAGTTCGCGGTGGAGGATCTTTTCCAAGGCAAGGTCTGTCTCGTTTTGGCGCTCGGCACCGGGCTTCTCGAAACCGAAGCGCGGCGCAAAGAGATCGCCGAGCGCCTGGACAGCGATTTATCGCCGGATGAATACGCTGATCTTCAGGACGAGGCGGCGTCATTAAAGCCGCTCGAATTTGGTGTCGGCGACTGGGTGTTCACCCTCCAAGAAAACACTCGTGGCGTCTCGATCAGTGCGCCGGGAGCGCAACAGAGCCGCGTCCTTAAGGCACTTGGCATTGACTATGTTGGTTGGCCGTCCAAATTTCTGTATGCATCTGATGTTTACGGCCGGCTGAATGATCCTAACATTTTGGCGTGAGGCCAGATGAGCGAGCGACTCCCCAATCCCGACACACTGACGCGGCAGCCGTCACACCCTTCGGCCGGCGGCGATGCGGCGGTTATCCACCGCGATGCGGTGTCGCCAGAAGATGCGGTCAAAGAGGCTCGCGAGGCCCGCGAGAATGCAGAGCGGGAGCGGGACGCAGCCAATGCCCGCGAGCAGGCGGCGCGCCGCGAGCGCGACGAAGCGCAGCGGCGGGCGACCGATGCCGGATCGCAAGCCTGGACCGCGCAAGGACAGGCGATCGAGACTTCGATTTCGGCGCAGAATGAGATCATCAAGCAGGCCCGCACGGCAATCGCCACGGCACAGGCAGCCGGAGACGCCGAGGCGGTAGCGGATGCTTTTGTCAGGCTCTCCCAAGCGCAAGCGGCACTGCTGGACTTCGGCAATCGAAAGGCATGGATCGAGCAGCAAAAGGCGCAGAAGCCTGCTGCCGAAGCACAGCCCCGCACAGACGGCACGACGGTAACGACGCCCGGCGGGACGATGCAGGTCGCGGCGCCCGCAAAGCAGTGGATGGACACACATCCGCGCTTTTACAATGATGCCGGCTATTACAACCATGCCGTCGCGGCGCACTCGACGATCACGGCAGACGGCATTCAAGAGGGCACGCCGGCCTATTTTCGCGCCTTGGATGACCACATGACTCGTTTCGAGCGGTTTGAGGCATTCGAGCGCGGCGACGGAGGAGACCAGGTGAGCAATAGCCAACAGCAGCGCCCCGCTCCCCAACGCCGGGCATCCTCGATGGGCGCGCCGGTCTCGCGGTCTTCCGCTTCCGTCACGAACTCCAATGGGCAAATCGACCCTCTGCGGATCGCACAGCGCCTCGGAAACAACGTGACGATCGACGATTTGCGCGAGGCCGGGCGTATCGCCGGGTTTATGAAGAATCCCCAGGACGAGGCGGGCTTTCAAAAGTACCTCGCGGCACACCAGGAAATTTATGAGATCGACCGCGCGGGCGGCGACACCGGGCTTCGCAGCGACCAGGTTTACCGATGACAGACGAAAGCCGCATCCTTTCGGAGCCGCTGCGCCCGAAACTGAGCGCAGAGCATAAGCGCAAGATGGCGATAGGTCGCGAGAGGGCGCGACTGGCCCGTCAAGAAAAAGCTGCTCGCACTCAGACCCGTGGCCGCCCCGCATCTGTCGAGGGCGAGCGGCCGATGCCGCGCGAGATACCGGCGGACATGACGCCGGAAGAGCGTGCCATCCAGGACATCATCGACAGCGGCGGCACGGAACTAACCCGGCAGTCGATGCAGGCCGGCGCCGATTTCGACATCCCGCTCAGAGGGCGCACGCCGGGCTGGGCTTATTGCTATTGGCCGGTCAAAGTCATGGGGCAGGAGGTCGATCCCTCGACGATGGTCGAGTACCGCCGAGGCGGCTGGATTCCCGTGCCCGCGTCGCATTTCCCGCAACTCCGGGCGCCAGGGTCGCCCGCGACCACGATCGACCGGCATGGGCAACGCATGTTCATGCGCCCCACGCGGCTGAACGACGAGGCGCAGGCCGAGATGCACAAGCTGGCATATGAGCAGAAGTCCAGTCGTCTCGCGGCAGCGCAGGCCGGCGACGGCGGTCGTGAGTTTGCCCGCCGGGTCAATGCCGACGGCAGTCCGGCAGCGCGGATCGACGTGGATATAAAGCCACTCATCTAAAATACTTATTGACAAAATGTCCGGGCGATTTTAGCGCGAGCCTATGTAGGCGCTCCTTGCGCTAAGGACGCGCCTTAAACAGCGGTTCCGGCCTGACGGCGCTCTGAGGGTTACGGGTCCGGCATAGGACAATGCCGTGGCAACATTGACCCTAGCGCCCTTTGGGCTGCGGCCGACTCGGCTGCTCCAGGGAGCGGCGCCGACTTATCAGGCGAACCTTTATTACATCAAGAAGGGCTACGGCTCGGCGATCGGCTTTGGCGATCTTGTGCTGACGCAGGGCTCTTCGACGAATTACGGCTACATCGGTATCTACACCGAGACGGGGACGCACACTCTCGGCGTATTCGGCGGCTGCCTCCCGTATTTCGACACGGTGCTCCAGCAGGTCGTCAACAAACAGTGGTATTCCGGTTCGGAAAACCCCTCTGGCGACATTCCGTGCCTGATCTACGACGACCCGACGATGGTTTTTACTGCACAAATCGGCGGCACCAACGCGTCGAACCCCGGCAATATCCTCGATCGCGGCGGCAATATCGATGTCGCACAGAACGGCTCGCCAAACACCTCCACCGGCATTTCGACGGCATATCTGGACGCCACGTCGTACAACAACGTCACCGCGACCTTGCCGCTGCGCATCGTCGGCGTAAGCCAGATGTTCCAGCTCGGGTACGACCCGGTGTCCACCTATTATTCTTGGGCGCAATCGGGACAGCCTACGAACAACTACCTCGAAGTGGTGCTCAATACTTCCGAGTACCGCACGTCTACCGGCATCTGAGGGAGTTGACCGATGGCAATCACGACTGCCCAGATCCCGGCTCTCTTGCTTCCGGGCGTGCGCAAAATCAAAGGCGACTACGCCGAAATCCCGATGCAGCAAAGCCAGGTGTTCGCCTGGACGCATTCGGACCTTCAGGTCGAGCGCACTGTGTCGGCGCGCTATCTGCCGCTCGCCGGCCTGAAAAATCAGGGAATGCCGACGAATTTCGACAATGGCGCCGGTCAGCGCTACGTCTACTCGCACATCCATGTCGCGATCGGGCTCGGTTACTCGTTCTCGCGGGAGTCGATCGACGACAATCTCTACAAGCAGCAATTCGACCCGACCAACCTCGGGCTCATCAAGTCGTTCCGTCAGACCAAGGAAATCATCGCCGCCGACGTGTTCAACACCGGCAACGTCTACAATGCAGCGATTGGCGGCGATGGGGTAGCCCTGTTTTCGACGGCCCATCCGATCGACGGCGGCACAGTCGCCAACACGCCCGCGAACCCGATCGGCCTCAATGAGGCGTCGCTGCTCTATCTGAACAACCTCGTTCGCCGGTTCCGCGACAATGCGGCACTCCTCATTGGCGCGCAGGCGAAGAAGCTGTTGGTTCCGGTCGAACTGCGCCACGTCGCCAAGCGGCTGCTCGAAACGCCGCTCCGCCCCGGCACGACCGACAACGACACCAATGCCGTCAAGGAATACAACGACCTGACCGACGGCTACCTGGTCATGGACTTCCTGACCAGCCCCTACGCGTGGTTCCTGTGCTCCGACCAAGGCGGTTTCATCGGCCTCGATCGCGTGCCATTCGAGACCAGCATGCAGGTTGATTTTACGACCGACAACTTGCTGGTTAAGGCATACGAAAGATACTACATTGGGTTCGACGATTGGCGAGCTGGGGCCGGCTCGTTCCCGCTGAATTGACGCGGGGATTGTAGCCAGATGGGTGCCACCAACCTCACCGGCCCGCTCTTCGTCAGCGGCGACCTAGAGCAGCTAGAGGCGTCGCCGGGCGGCGCGATCCTGCTGCCGGACCCGAACCCTGATCGCGGGCCGTCAATGCTGTTCGGCGGCTACGGCCTGCCGGACACGCGCTACACCTTTCTGAAAGACACCGTGCAGGGTTACGCGGGGCGGGTTCCCGAATTGCTGGTTTCGCCCAGCGTCGTCAGCGTCAACGCTATTCCGGCCGCCCATGGGGCCGCAGTTATCGCGGCAGCAGCCAATGTGACTTCGGGCACGGCGATGACGCTCGTCACCACGGCATCGTTCGGCATTGCCCCCGGCATCCCGATCGTCCCTTTCACCGGGACGTTGAATGGTGCTGCTCCGGTCACGCCGGCAATGGTGCTGGACTTCGGTTTTGCCTATGGGACGACGACGACCGGAGCGACTGCCCAAACCGTCACGGTGCTGGATTCGACGCTGTTCCCGGTCGGCATGCCGCTTGTTATCGCCAATGCCGGTGCGGCCTCTGGAACGACCCCGCTGCTGACTTGGGTAACGGGGCAGCCGACCGCCACGACAATCACGATCAACAACCCGGCACTCCAGGCGGGCAGTTTTCCGATCGGTTCCGGCAATCTCTGGTCGCCGAGCGAGTTCGGTCAATTGATCCCGACCGCGCACCTACCGATGGTCAATGCCGGGCCTGGGCTCTTCATGGACCCCCGTCAGTCGATCGCTCGCGGCATCGTCGTGACCGCCAACAATGCGGCCGGCGTGGGGGGTGCCGTCGTCGTGCGCGGGTACGATGTCTATTGGCAGCCGATGGCCGAGTCGATCACGATCACGCCCGGCACTGCACTGGCCGCTTACGGCAAGAAAGCCTTCAAGGCCCTCGCATCGGTTACGCCGGCCTTTACCGACGGCACTTATACCTACTCGATCGGGACATCCGACGTGTTCGGCTTTGTCGAGCGCACGGATTACCTCGAAGAGACAATGGTGTGGTGGGGCGGAGCATTGAGCGCCGGGGCCAATTACGGGTTTGTCGCCGCCGACACCACCAACCCGGCGACGGCGACGACCGGCGACGTGCGCGGCACCATCCAAACCTCGGCGATCGGCGGGGGCACCGGCCTCGGCTCGACCGCATCCAACGGCTCCGTTTCGACCATCACGGTTTCCGGCAACCGTCTGCGCATGGCATCGTCGATGACGGTCTGGCAGCAGACGCAGAACCGCCTGGCTGCGCCGCAGTACGGCTTCGGCCAGGTCAATTTCACGGAATGACGTGAACCCGGTCAAATGCTCTCTGTCGCTGGCCGCTGCATCGGCTAATTCGATCGCGCTCAGTCAGACGCCGGTATCCGGGACTGTGCTGACGATCAACGGTTCGGCAGCCAGCGGAGGCATCGCGACTCTCGACGTGGCGCGCCGCGTCCTGCTGACTTACGGCAATGAGGCTGCCGCCCGCACGCTGATCGTCACCGGGACGAACCGCAGCGGCAATGCTATCTCCGAGACATTGGCGGTTCCGAGCGGCGCCGGCGGCACGGTTTACACGCTGCAGGATTTTCTGACCGTCACCAGCTTACTGCCAGAGGGCGGAGGCTGGACGGCCGCTGTGACGGTCGGGACAAACGCGGTCGGCTCGACGCCGTGGTTCTATCGCGAGTGGGGTCAGATTGGAAAGATGGGCGTGTTGGTGTCGATACCGGCAAGCGGCCCCACAGTGCAGCTCGAAGTGACTTGGGACGACCCGAATGCCAGCCTTCAGGTTTACCCCTACGGGGCATCCCCCGAGCCGCTGAGCGCAGTGCCGCCACTGGCTGTTCTGGCGCCGGCCTCCGAGGCGATCTTTGCGCCCACGACCGGGCTCGCATTGGCGACGCAGAGTTGGGCCGGCATCACGTCGACTGGCGGCGGCGCTGCTGGGGCATTCGACGTGCCGGTGTTTGCCATGCGGATGACCAATACTGCCGGAACCGGCACGGCCACCTTCTACATGATCGAATCCACGGCCGATCGCAAAAACGCTTCCTAGGAGATTGGCAATGAACGACGAGATGCGCACGAAGCTCAAGAAATTACGGGATCGCATTGCCGGCCACGATCCTCAACCGGTCCCGGCAATGCTGCTCGCCGAGCTGATCGACCACATGCTGGCTGCCGCAACGCCGGCCGAGCAAAAGAAAGCTCCCGAACCAACCGGGGCACCACACGCACAATCCCCGGCTGGCACCCCAGTCGTTTTCGGGCCGGCTACTGGAATGGAGAGCGGCAATGAAAAGCGGTAGTCACGGCCACGTCGGCAAGCACGAGGAAGAGCACAAGGCTCATAGCGAGCACCACCATCACGCCGGCCACAAGGGCGCTGTCGTGCATGTCCACGCCAAGGCGGCGGGCGGCCGTATGGAGCCCCCGGAGCCGAAGGCCAAGGAGGACGAGCGCACGAAGGAAATGGTCGCCGAGGAAGATCGTGGCGAAAAGCGCGGCGGCTCCGTCAAGGGCAAGATGGCGAAGCCTCGCGCCGACCGGCGCGCTCGGGGGGGCCGGATGACGCCGAAGGAGCCGTTCTCGGGCGCCGGCAGCACGCCAAAGATGTCCTACGAGTCGAAGCTCAGCCACGTCGACGTGGGCGGCAAGGGCAGCGAGCCGCGTCCCTGAGAGGTGTCGATATGGTGGCGAGAACGCCTAGCGGGTCGGTAAAAGCGTCGGCGCGCCATGCTGCGGAAAAGCGCGGGCACACCATGCCTGGCGGGTCTTTTCCGATCAACAATGCGGGAGACCTCCAAAATGCCAAGCACGACATCGGCCGGGCGAAAAACCCGGCGGCGGCGCGTCGATGGGTCAACAAGCGCGCGCACGAGATGGGCGAGCCCGGCGTCGGCGAAAAACGCGGCGGCAAGGTCAATGGCCGTGAAACGATGCGGCGCCCTGACCGGCGCGCACGCAAAAATGGCGACTGACGGTGCAGGGCGTTCCCGGCACACCAAGCGGGACTTACGCGTTCCAGTTGCCCTATGGCGGGGTCATGCTGGAAGCGTTCTCGCGCTGCCAGATGCGCCCGACCGAATTAGTTACTCAGCACACCCAGGATTTCACGGTTTCCATCAAC